TAATAAGCGCTTTGCGTCAATACCATCGAAAGTATAACGAAAAAATGAAAATGTTTTCGAACAAGCCAGTTAAGGATTGGTCTAGCCACGCTTGCGATGCTGCAAGGTATATGGCAATGTCCATCCAAGATATGCCATCGAAAATACAACCAAAACAAAAAATGAGTATAAACGAATATTCAATACACGGAGAATGATATGGGATTTTTAAAACCAAAGATACCAGCTATGCCGCCAATCCCTCCCGTTCAGCCAGCTCCCGAACCACCAGCGTTTGACGATGCTGCAAGAGCTGAGGAGCAAAGATTAAAGCGAGCAAGAGCCAGAGCAAATCGAACTGGCAGAAGATCAACAATTTTAACTGGAGCAGATGGCTTAGCAGATGATCCAAGTAAAATAACTAAGAAAACTTTATTAGGAGGATAGTTATGGGTGGAGTAGCAAGAAAAGTATTACCAAAACCAAAACCGCCAGCGCCAGCGCCAATATATACGCCAAGCGTGCCAGAGGTTTCGCAAGCACAATCTACAGCTGTTGGTAGAACAGATATGGCAAGAGGCAAAGGTAGATCTAGCACGATACTTACTGGAGCAAAAGGTTTAGGGGACAACAAGCTAACAACGCAAAAATATACTTTATTAGGAGGATAGATGGCAATTAACGCAAAAGCCAGATTTGTATTAGATAAATATTCATCTTTGAAAAATCAAAGATCTACATGGGAAAGTCATTGGCAAGATGTTGCTAATTTCTTTTTACCAAGAAAATCGAATATAACCTTAAAAAGAACACGAGGGGACAAAAGACATGACCAGATATTCGATGGAACGGCTACACACGCTTTAGAATTGCTCTCAGCCAGTTTAAACGGCATGCTTACTAACGCTATATCTCCATGGTTTGTTTTAAAATATAGATCAGAAATGATGAACCAAAACGATGAGGCTAAGGAGTGGTTAGAGAGCTGCGCTAAAATAATGTCCCAAGTCTTTCAAAGATCTAATTTTCAGCAAGAAATTTTTGAATTATACCATGAGCTTTTAACTTTTGGAACTTCTGCAATGTTTATTACAGATGATCCTCAAGATGATCTAAGATTTAAAACAATTCATATCTCAGAAATTTATATTACAGAAAATGAAAAAGGTATGGTGGATTGTTTAGTTAGAAGATTTCATTTAAGAAACATGAATATCTTAGCGACATATCCAGAGGCTTTATTACCACAAAATATATTAACAAAAATAAAATCAGATCCATACGGAGAAACAGCTATTATTCACTCAGTACACCCAGCAGAAAGACAAATGGGTTTTGAGAATAATAAAAATATGGATTTTGTATCTTGCCATGTCCACGAAGAGAGCGGTGCAATTTTAAGAGAAAGTGGTTTTAAAGAATTTCCTTATGTTGTTCCTAGATATTTAAAATCTAGCAGCAATGAAATTTATGGAAGATCTCCAGCAATGAATGCTTTACCAGATGTTAAGATGCTTAACACAATGGTTAAAACTACAATCAAAGCTGCGCAAAAACAAATAGACCCACCATTAATGGTTCCAGATGACGGATTTATATTACCAGTTAGAACAATACCTGGTGGATTAAATTTTTATAGAGCTGGTACTAGAGAAAGAATTGAGCCAATGAATATTGGTGCTAACAATCCAATTGGTATTCAGATGGAAGAACAAAGAAGAAAAGCTATTAGAGAAAATTTCTTTGTAGACCAGCTAATGACTATCCAAGGTCAAAACATGACAGCTACAGAAGTTATGCAGCGTACTGAGGAAAAAATGAGATTACTTGGTCCAGTATTAGGTAGACTACAATCTGAATTGTTGCAGCCATTAATTACAAGATCTTTTAATTTATTATTTAAAAATAAAAAATTTCCACAAGCGCCAGATGTTATTGGCGAGCAAGATATAGAAATAGAATATGTATCTCCGCTTGCAAAAGCTCAAAAGACACAAGAGCTTTCATCAATAATGAGAGGTATAGAAATTTTTGGTTCTTTGCAAAATGTTGCTCCAGTATTTGATTACTTAGATATTGATGGTTTAGTCGATCATGTAAAAGATGTATTAGGCTTGCCAGCTAAAATTATGAGATCTACTGCCGAGGTAAATGAGATGAAAGAGCAAAAACAACAAGAGCAAATACAGCAAGCTGAATTACAACAAGCTCAGCAAGTAGCTGAAAGCGCTGGTAAGATTGCTCCAGCTCTAAAGGCGGGTATGCTAAGTGAATGAGAAAGATATTAAACAATTAGTCATAGACTACAAAACGACTTTTGGATCAGAGAGCGGTCAAAGAGTGCTTGATGATCTTAAAAAGAGATGCAGCTTTGAAA